GGTTACTAGGGATGAGGTATGCATAATCTTCAGGTAAGGCAAACTCAGCTTTCAGATCCACTTCATTCCATGCTGTCTTATGGATCTTGTCTGCTATCTGTGCTGCTTCATCCGGAGGGATGTTAAGTGCAGAGTCAACAGTTATCTCACTGACGGCTCGTACGTCAGGACTTCTGCGCTCACTAGTAACCTTGGTAGGTGTATAATCAGTCTCTTCAGGGTTACGCATGTAATGCACAGCACGAGGATATTCTATGCCTTGACCACGAGCAGTCTTGATGCTTATCTCTTCCTGCTTAACACATTCAGATTGGCTAATTTGTGCTACGATATCCCCGCCACGTAGGACAGCCTCAATTTTATGATCTACCTGAGGTAGGTCATAGAAGTAATCTCTTTGTAAGACGCGACTTGTGTCTGCTGCTGTATATGCTTGTCCTACAATAAACCCACGCACCCAGATTGGATAAAGTGGTGCTACGTTGTGATTCCAACCCTTTAATCCTACAAAGCTAAAGATATCGCCTTGAATCTCACTAAGACGTTGACCCCTACCCTCCCGGATATCAAACTTGAGACGGAGATTCTCTGTCATACCTACTTTATGAAGTTCACCACCTCCTACGGCACCAACAGCAGTAAGTGCACGTTCCGTACCAAAGCGATCACGTTCCTGACGATAGTAGAGTGTTCCGCCACGTACGTAGGCAAGAATTGTATCTGAAGTACCCGAATTGGAATATCTATGGTCATCAAGGCAACAAGCAAGCCACCTAGAGCCTACAGGGAGCGTATCTGTGACATAGTCAGCAGCAACAGTATTCCAATAGTAATACTTTGCCTCACAACTGCCTACCTCATAACAGATGAAAGGGTCATTGTTCTGGTTGAATGCCAACCCACAACGGATTACATCAGGCACATTAATGATGACGGCTGTTTCACCTGTAGTTTCTGCTTGGACTGTGAAATCACCATAGTTAGGATCATCCTCATCATCATTATACCACAAGTACCACATCTGGACATCAAGCCCTAATGACGGATCATTGAGTGCTATACCACCCTGCTCCCAATCCTCCAAGTCTCCTGTAGCCCTACCATAAGGATCTACATAGTCGGCGAAGACTGGCGCTGTAGCAAGAATGTTGTCAGGTAATGACATTATAAACCTTCCAGATTAGACCACGCAAAGTTAACCCTAAAATTAAGGGAATATTCGTACCACTTATATAGGGGTGGTACGAAACTCATTTGGTACGCACCCATGCCTGTATGAAAACGTACTGCACCAAGACCAGCATAGTCAGCGTTTAATGCATCAGGCCCAATTTGAAAGGATATGGTTCTATTGTATGAACCAGGTGTATATGTAGCATTTGAGAATGATGAATTACCCGTTGTAGCATCACTGCCCCCTGGATTTGTGGGCTGATTTGTTACAATATCCAGCACTGATGTTGATGTATAACCTGCCATGTAATAAGTAGACACAGCCATTGCCTGCGCACGACATTTCGATGCATCCCAATAAAGTATATTAGATACATTAGCCGGACGTATTGTATAAGCTAGGTCTTCACCATTAATATTAATTATTCCTGTTCCATCTGCATTGGATCCATCTGCATTGACAAATTGAGGATACAATCTAAAATCATAAACTACATCAAGCCATTCATCGGTACGGATCCAAGATGTCGTTTCGTCACCAAAAGTTGTGAGTACTAATGCGCGACTAAAGAGATTGCCGGTGGTTATCTGGTTGGAAAAGCCTATTTCGGCTATCTGGTGATTGTTAAATGTACCTGCGGCAAAGCGCCAAGTCTTAATACGTTGCGAAAAGTATGGCGGTGTACCCTGTGTTGATGTGTCATTGAAAATAACATTACTCGACCCTGCAACAAACGTATCCAATGCTGTGTGTCCTAAAGCCACGGGCGTATCACCTGTACCTACATGGCAGTGGGTTACATATGTATCAAATTCGGTATCTGCAAGTGAATTTAACCCTATTGTAGTAATAAGATTATGGAAAGGCTCACTTACCCCTGTGACAATGTCCCCAATGCCCTTAGTTAATGTGACCCGACAATGTATGCCGACTTTAATCACAGTAGGCTCTTCCTCGTCCATGCTGTACGGTGCGTGTAATAGAACTCACTACTGGATGTTTTGGGTATGCCCGCATCTAGTAGGATTTGATATCCTCCTATTGAAGACCATGGGGCAAGGCCCCAAATTTCACCTGGGGTGAAGTTTGCGACATCCAAAGGTGTATCAAATGTAATGGTGTTTTGATATGTTGAGGCGACATATGTACCTCTAACATGGTCATAAGTATAAAACCAAATATCAGTATCTGATGCTGTCATCGCACCTGTTACGGGGCCTAATGCAGCATCATTACTATATAGTAGACCTTTACCAAAACCATCAACCCAGTTACTAAAGGTGAACCCATTCCACAAGTTATACGCCCACAAGCCCCCGTACGTGATCCTTTCACATCGTATGGTATAGTTATACGTTACACCTTCTACATCGAAGCTACCTGTACCATCATCCGTGGCCCCTGTAGTATAGTCTACATGATCCGGATATAACCTGAGTGTGTAGTATACATCGAGGTATTCAGTAGCTGACACGGCCACAGTAGTAGGAACGCCTCCGCCAGTACGTACTAGTGCTCGAGAGAAAAGTCCGCCCGTTGCCGCTTGTGTGCTAATACCAATCTCTGATACATTAATAGCGCCACCCCCAAAATTGGGAGAGAAACGATAGCGTTTTTTGTGTGAGCCGTAATATGGGGGTGTTGATTGAACCCAGTAAACACTTTGATACCCATTGTCTACGATGTGTGATGCTACAAACGTGTCCAGCGTGGTGTCTGCTACAGATTCTGCAGCATTGCCTGTACCTACATGAGCATAACTACCATAGTTATAACCACTAGTTTGAGGTCGAAAGCCAATACAATCAAGTCCATGGTTTGTAATCAAATTATGGAATGACGCCAATTTACGACGAGTCCCAGGGATTTCAATTGAACGGCCATCCATCATTTCTCTGCATTGAAATGCTTCCATTTCAATCCAACCACCAAACCCCGCATGTTGCGTAGGCAATATGATATGTGTAGGCTTTAAACTTCCGTGAAATCTTTTCATACTAATTCCTCAAGGTATTATATCACCACTTACGGGAGTGCTGGTTACTTCAATAGCCTCTTCCCATGAATAACTCACAAGTGCTGCTCCAAAGTTACCATCCTGTGGGTTACTAGTTACTTCAAAAGCTTCTTCCCAACTATAATCAGTAAGTGTTGCACCGAAGTCACCATCTTGTGGTGTACTGGTCACTTCAAAAGCTTCATCCCAACTATATGCAACAAGTCCTGCTCCAAAGTCACCCTCTTGGGGATTACTAATAATTTTAATAGCCTCAACAGCATGTGCTACAGCCCAGCTGTCAGGGAATGTAATAATAGGTAGTACACCCTCCACTGCGTTAATTGGGTATGGCTTTGAGGTGAGGGATTGGTCTGCACTGCCATTAACCTCAAACCTAAACTCGGGTATTGCACCACCAAGATCCGTTAAGTCCTTATTGACCCATACCACATAAGCGAGTCCGCGGAAGTAAGGAGTATCTCCAACACCCCATACAGCTTCTAAATCTGGATCGGGGAGCTGATCCTCACCACCATAATAGATGCGTATCCCGTCAGCATACTCAGTAGTTTCTCCACCGGGGATTCCAGGTACCGCACGTATGTCATAGACAAGTTTGTTATTCTCCCAGATCCTGGAAATCCCTACAATTGGACCCCTACACACGCCAATACCAAATGTACGATGGCGGTGTCTCTCAGATGTTGTAGTACCGCCACCTTTACCCTGAGAGGTCTTGACTGTTGTGTACGTCTCGGGGCTCTTGATTATGATATTACCGTGACAATGATGCGTGCCCCATATTATGGGGATTGGTACACCATCACGTGATGTCTGGATTGGTGCTTCGCTAAGTGCTGGACCCTTAATCTTCTCAGGACCATCAATGATGCCCCCAATTGTGGAGCCAATCATGAAGCCTAACTGTGCTCCAGGCGCACCTCCGTAGATCCCACCAATTACGGCACCTGCTACTCCTAGGACTTCGCGGGCCACGGATATACTCCCACGATTTGACGTTCGCGATAGGCATCAATGCGATGATAAGCGACTCGCTTGATTTCGCCATAAGTATGAATCATACCTAACCCTTCTGGGTGTGGGCAGACCATAGCGATATGCGATGATAAAGCAGTCCTTCTGAGGCGCATGAGGAGCACATCATTAGGTTGCATAGCTCTTGTGACTGGCGGACCTAGATTCAATTCAAGGTACTCTGCGAGACGATCAATACCACTTCTCTTGGAAGGCTCACGTCCATAGTACTCTTGGTCAGTGGGTTCCCAACCACAATCTCTAGCCGCGAGCACTAAGAGGCCTACACAATCCAAACCTTGAGGTGTTCTTCCCATGTGTAGGAAAGGTACCCCTAAGTATTGCATTGCATATTCCCAAGGCTCCATCATGGTGGTGGCAACTCCTCTTTGACTTTGTTTGCTACCATAGCCCATGTACCTGTATAGTTAGGTGTGCCTTGCATACTTTCGTCTGTTACTGGTATTGTCCACTCGCCTCTAAAGTTAGGGATGTTGTCATAAAGATCTTTGCATGTATCCTTAGTCTTATCGCAATCAGGCCTCATACGAAATGTATCACCCACCTCTATAGGGTAAGGTGTACCAAAACGCAACTCGATGTCATTAACAGTGACGAGTTCTGTCTCTGATGTCCACCCTACGTTATTGCCTGTCAACCATTGAACTAGACCGGGCACAAAGGGGAGCGCTCCACCAGGGCCAGTAGCAGAGGGTGTTGTAGTGCAAGTGAAGATACGATCATCCTCATCTGTGGACACTGCATTCACATCATTATTTTGCCATAAGGAGGAAGCATCGAAGTTACATGAACCAAAGGTACTGCACGTACCGCCTTGATTACCTTGCCCAAATGTAGCACGGCATGTTAATGAGTAGAGGTCGATAAAATTCTGTTTGAGGATTTGTGGCCAACCACGGAGCTCAATAACACCTATAAGACCATCACGATTCGTTACTGCACCAATAGTCCCTGAGCCACCTGGTGGGATATAATGCCCCATGGTAAGATCGGCCCAGTTAATTCGATATACAACAAACGTACCATTATCCAAATAACCGGAATCTACTTTCTCCGCTGTGAATGGACCAGCATCGGCTAGTAGCACAATTCCTTCAGCATTATCTACCTCTAGGGTACTACTGGATTCAGCGGCGGAGAGATCAAGACCTACAGGTGCTGAGTATAAGAGTGCACCATCACCATCATCGTACGTAATATCCCTATCAAGACCACACACTCCCATACTGGTACCATCACGCGCAGTTATCTTGAGAAGAAAGCAACAAGTAGTCCCATCCTCATACAGATGATTCTGTAAGGCTATTGGGATTGGACGTGCTGTGATGCTTGCTGTCACGCGGTGAAATCCTCCACCAGCACGATGTCAGAAGACAGATGTTCCCATGTCTCATAATCGAGGTCTAGTTCATCATCATCAAAGTGGACTGGTACATCAAACTCACCAGTAGCACGGATGATGTAACCGGCTGTGGAGGTAAATGTCACAATCCCTGTAAGGAGGTCAATTGTGTGTGATAATGAGGTGACACCACCTATACCGTCGTCTTGCGTAAGTGTAATTCCTGCCTTTGGTTTGGAGATGATCCGATCAAGAGAGCCACTACTTCCGAAAGGATAAGGCTTAACGATCTGCATTGTTTCACCAGCTCCTCCTATAGCAGTACCAATGATCACATCACTCAAAGTATAGTCTGAGTGGTCCTTGAAGCGGAAGGAATGAATTGGTCCTTGACACCTGTTGTATGATGCAATAAGTTCCTCAGCATACGCAACATTGACGTTCTTATAGGGTACCTTGAAACGATACAACGGCATAGAGCGTTCGGCATTTCTCTTGGAACGACCTGACTTCAGTTGATATCGGGTGGTAGCAAATGTACTTGAAGACACAAAGCCATATGCGTATCTATCCAGTAATGGTTCGTCGATAAACATTAACTGTTCCTCCCCATCACACGTGCTTGCTCTTTACCAATGGCTCTAGCATTCTGCGCTGCTGTTCTGTTAGTTGTCTGTTGTGGCATTACAATTGTAATATTAGTTGTATTACCACCCTCACGACCACCACGGCCCCCAATAGGCTCAACTTGTCCATCGTTACCCGCCAGGAGGTATGATTTGTTTCCTTCATGATATAGCTCGGGGCCGTCTTCTGCCACTTGATACATCCCACCTCGCATTGTAGGTCCACCACGAGCCCTACCTGGTAGAATGGCATTAACTTCATCCATTGACATACCACTATAAGTCACTGGTGTCATACCATTAGGATTGTCTCCTAAGATAAAGGAAGTTCTGCCCGCACTACTTGATGCAGTGCTCATTGATCCTGCTGTATCGCCTCCTGAGCCCATTGAACTCATCGAGCTGTATGCAGAGACACCTGTTTGGATTAACTTCATCCATTTATCAGCCTTCTGCATCTGTTGATCTTTCATTGCGGCTGCTTCAAAGCTGCGGGCGGTATTCTCTAAGGAATAACTGGCACTCTTTAGGTCACCACTGGCACTGTCTAAGTCATAAGCAGTGGTACCCATTTCTTGGGATGACCTAAAGAGTGCCTCAGCAGCTTCCGTCATTCCGGAGCCACCTTCACCACCAGCATTGGCACATGCGCAACAACATTCTGCCATTCGTTCAATAGCTGTTTCGAACTGGTCTATAACCTCATCAAACTTATCCATTGCCTCTATAGATTTCTGTGCAGCAACTAACGTAGGCGTCGTAGACGATGCACCACCAGGTTTGCCACCTAACATAAGGGAAGTTCTACCTCCGTTGCTTGATGCTTGCTTTTTGCCCCCAAAGAGACCACCTGCGGAGAAGATGCTTGGAAATGTGCCTTGTGTGCCGCTCGTGAGATTAGCCATAGCACCTTGTAAGCCGGTCTTCAACTGATCAACTATGGGGTCAATAATTAAGGTACGTGCTAAGATGCGCCAGATCTCTTCCATCATGCCTTTAAATGAATCTTTGAACGATTCTGCACCAGTGATTGCCTTTTCAAAAGCATCGCCAAATGCATCACCCATTTCATTAGCGGCCTGCACAGCTGGACCAGTCAGGACTAATTGTGCCTGCAACAGTGCATTATACTGTTCCACCATGGCATTAATTTCGCCTTGCTGGAAAAGTTGCTTACCTTGGGCGTCAACCACTTTCTCAAGTTGATTGCGGAATACCATGAGGGGTCGTTCAATCTTCTCATACACGCGGAAGGATTCTGGCCCGCTTGCTAATGCAGCGTTGCGCTCAGCCATAAGATCCATTACATCGAACGCCCGTTCATACGCCTTATTCAATTTAACATAATTGGATTGTTGTGCTTTGGTCATTGCTGCGTCATCACGCGCGATTTTAGTAGCCATCCTCTTGGATTCGTTGAGTGCCTCTTGCGCTGCAAAGTTGCGCATGAGTGCCGCTTCCAATTGATTAAGGAGATCCAACCCTTCAGCATTAAGCCCATTAGCTTCACGTAGTGTATCATTAGCTTCCTGCATGGGTTTCAGGACGGCGTCATAAAACCTTTTCTCTGCCTCACCTAAGGTAAGAGCCTGCGACTCTGCATTGACCTCCTTAATTTGATCTCTTATGTCCTTAAAGACGTTGGGGAGGTCAATGATCTTCTGTATTTCCTCCTGTATGACACGTATATCTTCGGCTAGGAATGCGAAACCAGTAGCAGCACCCATAATGCTGGGTGTGAGAACCATACCCAATTCGCCACTTAGACGCGTTGTGATTGCATATAGTTCATCGTCAGATGCTTTTGCAAGTTTGACAGCCTCAGCATAACGCAACATAGCAAAGGCTGGATCAACCCCATCATCTATGGCTTCACGTGCCGCTTTAAGGTGCACAAGGGAATCTATATAGTCGTCTATAGAATCCATGTACTTTTGTAGTGATTTTGTCAGAGTCTCAGCCGCAAGGAGTTGTGCCTGATACTCGAGTTCCGCGTTCATATCTTCGACTGCACCAGCTGCTTGCGATGTCCAATAATCAAATGCGAAATATGCAGCTGCAGCTGTCGCAATATAGGTGCCAACCTTGACAATTGTCTGTAATGCTGCACCTGCTGGATTCAATAGTATCGCGGCATTAAGCAACCCCATGTTGACTGCTGCCAGTCTAATGGCATTGGCAACGAATAATATAGCATTACCTGATAAAATCCACTTATTGGCTGCTAACAATGTCATTGTTATGCCAAGAGTCATGAAGAGAGGCTTAAGTGACGTCCTCATGGTGTCTAGAGCCACAGTTACCATGTTCATGGCTAGGATGGCGCCTCTGGATGTCTTACTCGTTTTATCAAAGGCTAAGGCAAATTGGTCCCATGCATTTATCATGTTATTCATGGTACCCTGGTAGCTCTGTGCGTTCTTCATGGCCGACTCGCCATATAACGCTTCCATAGCTACTGCAATCTTGGGGAACACTTCTTCAGCAGTAAGTAAGCCCTTCTTCATGGCTTCACCCATCTCACGGGTGGACATTTTCATGGAGTCAGCTGCTAACTTAAATGCACCAGGGAGACGCTCACCAAACTGCCCCCTCATTTCTTCTGCTTGGATTTGTCCTTTGGATATCATCTGTTCCAAGGCTTTAAAAATGCCGCCCACTTCTTGGGGGTCGAGACGTAAGGATGCTGCAGCCTTTGACGTGGCTAGGAACATGTCTCTTACGCCTTTGCCTTCCAATTGTGTCGTCTTGGCTGCGGCAGCAAACTTGGAATAGGATTCAGCGAGTACGTCAATGCGTAGACCGAGCTGTCGGGCGGTTTTAACAATAAATTGGTACTCTTCACCTGCTGCTTTTACATTCCCCGTAGCGGCATATAAACGGGCCATCGACTTTTCATACGATTGATTGGCGCGTACAGCTGCCTGAGCCAATTTACCAAGAATTACTACCACACCAACGAGAACACCAATGTATGCAGCAGTCTGCCAAGATGCACGACCCATGATGGCGCCAAGAGATCTAATACGGGCACCAATGCCGGATAAGGGACCGACTGCTAGTACAGCAGCTGATTCCAGATTGCGCATCTTGTTAGTGAGCGCGTGCATTGCATCCTTAGCCTTATCGCCAGAATGTGTTGTCTCGCCCAAACCAGCCTTGAAGCTCTTCATGCTGGAACGAGCATTAGTAAGTGTGCTATTGAACGCCTGTTGTTCTCGAGCAAGTGTTTGTACGTTCCTACCTGCTTTAGTGGCAGATTCAGAGAATTCCTCAAGCCGCTGAGCTACGTGCTTGATAGAACTTTGGGACATACCGAGACGCTTCATCTCGGTAGTGAGCTCTATAGTCTTTTGGATGGCGTTCTTAAGTGCGGTTTCCTGCCTTAAATATACCTTTTGTTTTTCTTTCTCCGCATCCTTCATCCGTGTAGCGGTGGTAACAACTTTACTTGACAATTTGTCAAGCATGGCAATGGCATTTTTAATACCAGACAGGTCGGCACCAATGCCAAATTCGATCTTCATCATAAGATGTTACCCCCGTACACGTCCCGGTTTAGACCTACGAGCATCTACCTTACTTTGTGCTCGTTTCGCTTCCTTGTTCTCCAAGCGCCTATGAGCCAGAAAATAAGTGATGTCATCTACTGTCGCTTCATTCAGCACTTCGTGTAGGTATTTCCCTATTTCTAGTCCATACGCTACTGCTGCTCTTTTAAAGGGCTGGTCAGCAAGTCCTCCTCTGCGGCTTCAATGTCAATACCTGTCATAGTGCTGATCGCGGTTTGTAATGCGATAAGGTCCTCACCAAAGGGCCATGCAAGAATTGCATCCCTATCTGCTTTCTCGAAAACATGTTCGTTAGTACCCGGTACATAGGTATACTCAATGATCATGTCGACACTACGCACCTTCATATCAGTAGTTTCGTTAGCAGCTAGGATAGTAGCCAAGGTGGGTTGGCGGACTTCAACTTCTCCACCAAACACCTCTATTGTCGTAGATTTGGCCTTATGGCTGGAGAGGAGCTTAGTCCGTAGTTTATTGCGTGCTTCTGATGTCATGGTAATTCGCCTATTGCTGGTGGTAAGATAGTGGGTGGTTGTTACGCCACCCACTGGTTTAGTTTAGATTACTGTGAATGCTCCCGTACCTTGCATTGATGCCTGGAAGACATTCATGCTGCTTAAATCGCCACTAAGTGACGCGTCAGTTACAACGAACTGCCCTGATACTCCATCCAATGGCGATTGACCAGGAGTACCGGAAGGCAGATAGTTCATATAGTATGTATTCAATTCCTGTTCCCAGGAATCTAGTATCATACGGCATCCTGCATTGAGTGTAGTACCAGCTTCGTGCTTCCAACCGAAGGGTATCTCTACCTCTGGGTTGGTAGACTCTGTTGGTACATACAGGTTGAAGGTAAGACTTTCTTCTTCCAGGGCACCTACTGCACCTGATTGACTCTGAGTAGCAAGCTTGAAGAAGCCTCGTGCTACGGACAGCCCATCACCAGCGGGATCCACTTCAATGATGATCTCAGTACGTGCTTGAACTTCAGTCTTCCAATCCTCTGTGGGAGAATAAACGCCCTGGATTTCGAAGCTCACAGTGCGCAGACCCGCATCGTATGTACGACGACCACCATTAGCCTGCGCAGTGTTAAAGCAGGTATTATCAATAGTATTAGCCGTCATGGTGAGCGTGTAGCTCTGTGCGCACCCGATTACCGCGATGGGGAAATATTCCACATCTACTGTAATTGGGCCTGTTACTGAGTAACCAGTGTCAAAAGTTACCTGACCGAAGAGGTAGTCGACATTAGCAACGTCTGCAGTGTGGTCGACGGCATTATCGTAAACCGTAACCGTAGCGGTACGATCCCAGATCTCTTTGGCTGTTGCATCGATCTGATACGTTTTACCTGATACCAGCGTTGTTGCTTCACCCGTGGCGGCTGTAGGCGTACCAACCGACATGAGGTTTGCAATATAACCTGCAGCCCCTTTCCAAATAGCGTCAGAACTGACACTCCAGGAAGTAAGACCGGTATCCATGGACGTGAACGATTGTCCCAGGATCGTGTCTTCAATAGCCTCGCCATCTGCGCTAAATTCGCCTTGCGAGCCCGGAAGCGTGACGTAGGTCACATCGTCTGTTGAAATTTTAATTGATTTAGCCATTACTGTCTCCTTACATTATAAAGCAAGCCTGTTACTGTTTGTCGCAGACTGGGGCTCGATGATTAGTGCAAAGTTCATTGAAAACATAGGACGGTCATCCTCGTCCCGCCCGATAAAGCCAAGATCGCCATTCATAGTAATTGATACCCAACGATCGCCATTAAGATTTTGTGAATAATCCCCCAACAATAGGTCCTTAACTGCTTTCGCTTCCACAAATGTCGTTAGGTATGTACCCACAGCACCCCTTACTATTACCTGCAGTGAAGGGAAATCTAGAAGCCACTTAGGGTTAGGGGCCTGTCCACCTGTATCTGCAATATAAATAACTTTATCTGGTGTGTCGGGCATTGCTCCGATTTCAATAGTGTAGCCAGAAATAGCCGCATGTGCAGTTAGCAAGCTTTTTGCACCAACTGATGCAGGATACTCTGCCATTACCTTACCTTCCCTGCTGAAAAGCCTGTGCGTCTACCCTTATTAAGTTGCTTAGCAACCAACTCTTCAATGGTGGCCTTAAATATATGGATCCTTTCATTCACAGCACGCTCAAGGAATTTGGCACTCTTAGCTCTAGCGCCACTAGCTCTAGCCCCCGCGTGCTTAACCCATGTGCGTTCATGTACAATGGCCGCGTAATGGGGCTTCCCATGCTTTGCATAACCAATTACGACCATAGGTCCCACGGCCCTATCACGATCTTCCATGAACGCTGAATTAATCAAATTCTCCGTTTCCCCTACGGGGCAATATTCTTGAGATAAGTCATATATGGGATCAAGACCCTCTTTGATTGCTTCTCGCGTGGCTGTAGGGAAACGATCAATAACCGCTTGTATTGCCCCCGATAATTCTTCAGCTTGCTCTCGCATGCTTTCTACATAGCGTGCCTCAGACGGTGATATTACACGTCTATTAGCTCTTACGCGCCCAATGGTGATATTGAACACGGTCATTAGAGAAACGCCTTATGTAAGACAGACAAGTTACGTAAATCTGTGGTACTGTGCCGTTGACGCACTCTATGCCCATCAATGGTGGTAGGATTTGTTGTTGCTGTCTGATCACCTTCAGCAAGGTAATCACCGATGTCTACAGCTTCTGGAAGGTACACAACAGTGTTGGATGTTTCTTCTTCACCTTTGGCTGTACGGAATTGTATCGCCGTATCTTCCCAACGGCCTTTGTATAGCACGGGGGCGCTGTAGAGGAACCCACCAAACCCATCGGACCCTGTTACAGTCCAGTGTGTGACATCGTGGAGGAAGTATTTGGTGGGGTCCATCACACAACCCTAAATTCGGCTTTCAAGCCAGCACTAGCCATATTAGCTAGGATCCCACAAGTATCTAACATGATAGCTGTTTGCCCGTAACGAGTACTTCTAAGACCATCACCTAAATGATCTGTGTCGTAGGATTCTGCAGCATCACCTACTTTAGCATAACGTATGGTACCTTCGCCCGCACTAAGAGAGGCGAAATGTGCTGCGAGGTACAATTCGATCTTCTTGAGGATTTCGTCACTGTGTTGGCACGTACCTCCTATGAGGTACGTATCAACAAGCAAATGGGCTGTATCGACAAAGCTGCCTAGGATGGTATCATCGTCGGCTGCACTAGTGACGATTTCCCTTACTTCTAATGCCGATACTCTTGCATCTGCCACGTCAGTCTCCTTTAGGAGTCTTCGCCTTCGCCTTCGTCTAAGGCGGAAGCTTCAGCTACAGCTACGTCAGCCTCAGCCTTAGCTACGGCAACACTTTTCAAACGATCCTTGAAGGTATTAGCAGTCTTCTGAGACACAGTGATCGTTTCACCAATCTCAGCGAGCCTGCGACCACCAAATTCATTTGGGACCCAAATAGATTTCGGTCCCATTACAACACGTTGTACACCTTCATTCTTGGGTGCTTTATCTGCTTTGTAAACCACGATACTTCTCCTATTGTGGGTTGGGCCCCCCGAAGGGGGCTCCAACATTTTTCCTAATAACTGGCTATTAGGAAATTACTGCTACACCTGACTGAAGTGTTTGCGTCCACCTCAAACGTGGGATCATGATCGCCATGACCTTGAAGTGCAACTGCATTCCACCCTGGGTTGCCCACTGGACAACGGTCGG